GGAAATTGAGGCTGTGGCGCGGATTGTAATCAAATAAAGCCCCAGTGCGGGGCTTTTCTTTACCTGCCTTGTGTCGTTCGCCGCTGATAGTCGTCTCGGCATTCTCCGCCGGGGCAAAAAGCACCCTCGCTCACAGGGTGGTCGCAATTTCTACAGATGCCTGTGAACGGGTGTTTCCGTGCCAACCCTCTAGCATTCTGCAATGCCACTTGTAGATTCATCTCCGTCACTTCTGCTGCGTCATCTGCAAAATCAGCCATTATATTTATCCCTCGCTCGCTCAAACATATTGCGCCTGGCCATTGCTTCAGGCGTGTATACCGATTTATCAAACGCTGCCAATAGCTCTTCAGCCTTTAGCTTGCTAGCCTGTAGCTGGGCCTTGAGCGCCTTTGCTTCGCGCTTAGCGTGGGTTAGTTTGTCGGCTAGTTTTTGGGGTGAACTCATAAACGAATCATTAGCGCCCCGAAAGGCGCACGTTGTCTAAATTCTGACCGGCATCAAAACAAAATGGCCGTTTATTAAGCTGGATTTCATTTCGTTTATCTGTATTTCAACACTCGGCAAGCCGCTGACGGATACAGCATCAATAACGTACTGGTAATTAAAACCCGTCGTAATTTCGCTGCCACACTCAATATCACAAGCCGCCTCCGCATTATCGTTTACAACCGATAGCGTATCAGTCGTAAATTCAAAGCTACCAAATTCTCGACCCAACTGCGCTGTTTTCATAGCGGCAATAAGGTCATCGGCATTTATTGTGGCCGTTGCGACAAACTCTTTTTGTATTACTCTGCGCCAATCTGGGTACTTTCCAGACTGCAAGTTGGTGCTAAATCTTGCGCCCTTTCCATCAATAATCATCTGGTTATCAGATACAGAAACAACTCCGTCCATATCGGGCATCTGACGCACGCTATCAGCCGGTATTGTAATGTCCGGGCCATCATAGTCTATTTCCCAAAACGCCAGCCGGTGGCCGTCAGTCGCCACTGCAAAGCCTTCTGTTAAATGGATGCCGTTCAACATTGGCCTAACGTCTTTCTGCGGCATTGCGTGCGCAACAATGGCGATGGCTCCCGCCAGATGGCTAGAATGCAGCGTGGTCTCTTTGGCCTCTTCGTAATCAGGCTGTGGAAAGTTGTCAAAAGGCATAGACTCAAGTTTTATTTTGCTCCGCCCTTGCTTTACCTGGCCTTCCGTTATTTCAATAGGCCCGGATTTCATTCCGGTGATCGCTCGCGCCATCTTTTGCGCCTCAATAGTACACTTGCCCGGATCGCCGGTAGCCGGTGCCGATTCTGAATACGTGCGCACGCCGTCGTTGGCGGTGATCGTTAGCAGTTCGCCGTCAAAGTCTAATGCGACGTGTGTGAATATGGGCATGGTGCTTTTTTGTGGCGCGACTTTTGCCGCACGCTTCATGGTTGCGCTGATGTCTGATTTTTCGATTATGATTTTCATGGTAGCCCTTAAAATAGATCGTATTGTGATTCTTTGGCAGCCTCAAGATTGCGCAGCGCCAGATTGAAATAGGATTCTTTTAGCTCTGCGCCGATAAACTTCCGGCCTGCTTTTAGTGACATATAACCTTCGCTACCAATGCCCATGAATGGGCTCCAGACGATCTCTCCTGGGTTGCTCCAAAGCTGCAAACATCTCTGTATAACGCCAAGCTGCAACGGGCATATGTGACGTTCGTCGTCGCTGTCCCGGCCTTCTCGAAAGTTCAGCGTATCGGTCTGGTTTATGTCAGACCATATCGGGCTGGCATAGCGCTGCCATACATCGACGCTGGTGTTGTGGCTGTCATCCTGCACGGTCCATCCTTCGCGTTCGTCGTTCCAAACGTGACGCTTAAAGCCAGGCGCGGGCTCAGTGCCAACGTAGTATTTAAACGCACCACTGACAGGCTCAGAATTAGCGCCAGGCTTGCGCATCATTACCATGCTGTCTGGAATGCCCATGCGGCTCATGGCGCTGTCTTTCTTGATTGTTTTGTGCAGTAATCCCAGTGCTTTTGTGCGCTGCATTGCAACAACGGGATCTTTCCAGATCACAACTTCGGAGTGATAAATAAAACCGGCGTTCTGGTACTCGCGGATAATCTCCCCGCGAAAATCACGGATACCGATAAACCCGTCATTCTGCTTGCTGGTTGGCAAGTTCATGCAGTGAATAGCAACGATACGCCCCGGCTTCATCACTCGGAATTGCTCGCGAATCAGGTATAGATACTGCTGCCAGAACTCCCCGCTGTCTTTGCTGTTTCCCATATCCCGGTCGCTGTTGCTGTAGGTGTATAACGACTCAAACGGCGGGCTGAATATTGAAAAGTGTACCGAGTTATCTGGTAAACCTGCGGCCATTTCTACGGTATCCGCGTGGTAGACTGCGTAGTTTTCGTTCATTACCTGATCTATTACATTAGCCATTCTGGAATCCCCATCTGTGTATTTGCTTCGTATTCTGTTTTTTTCGGTAGCGGCGCTGAATATTTCTTTATCCATCATGGTTTTCATGTGATTAACCATTGAAGCGCCTAGCTCTTGGTTGTTTTGTCTTTCTTCATAATGTTTTCAATAACCGCGCCCTCGGTGTCTGCGCTTACAACGTGGACGTGAACTTCATTCAATTGACCAAACCTCCAGCATCGGCGTATAGCCTGGTAGTACGCCTCCCATGAATCGGAAAGGCCCACAAATATCATCTGATGGCAGTTTTGGAAGTTCATTCCGAACCCGGCGATTTTTGGCTTGGAGACCATGACCCGCACGTCGCTTCTAGCAAAGCCAACAAGCGAGTCTGCTTTATGGTCTGGCTTGTCGCTTCCCTTCACCTCCACTGCGTCGGTAATGGACTTTTTGAGCCGATCTGATTCGTCGTTCAAGTTGCACCAGATAAGAACCTGGCCTTCCATACTATTTGCCAGCTCAGCCGCTACGGCTACGCGGGCATCTACTGAGTCTTTGCGTGCCTTATTGCGATCTTGCAAACCCTGAGCCGGCTCAACAAACAGCGCATCTTCTGGCGTAGTCTCGACAACGTGCGAGTGATAGTGAAGTTTCGGCAGTACGTGGCGTGACCCATCAAAGCCAAGGTCAGTCGGACTTCTGATAACCGCTGCCCAGGTTGCCATCCATTCAAAGAACCGGCTCTGGCCGTGGCCTTTTAGCCGCCACTTTGAAACGTCCCCGCCGTCGTGGATGAAGAACATGGCCAGCATTTCAATTTGCGACATTATGCCTAAAAATTCAGCCTGCGTGCCAAGCTCCATGAAATCGTTAGGGCTGGGTGTTGCAGTGCAACTGAGCCGGTACTTAATGGACATGCCGAAGTCTGTAATTTCTTGCCGACGCTTTCCCTGCATCCCTTTTAAGATGCTGGATTCGTCTATAACAATTCCCTGAAACACGTCGGGGTCAAACTTATGGATCTGCTCGTAATTTGTGATGACAATGTTGGGGCCAAAAAACGCCGCGCCGGGATTGGCCTTCTCGACGTTTATTCCGTATTTCTTGCCTTCGTCTATCGTCTGCAATGACACTGCCAGCGGTGCCAGGATAATGACGGGGCCGCCGGTATGCTTGGCCACCTGGTCAGCCCACGCCAACTGCATGATGGTTTTGCCTAGCCCGGTATCTGCAAACAGTGCTGCCTTGCCGCGCTTGCATGCCCATCTTACCAATGGCTCTTGATAGTCAAAAAGCGGGTATGGCAGCACTTCGGGGCAAGAAAAACCGGCGTCTACATGCCGGAATGACTTTTGCTCAATGAATGATTGATAGCTGCTCACTCTCCACACTCCAGCTCAATAGCCCGCTGCAAACTAACAATAGCTTCACGCCGATCTTGAATGCCGTCCTTAGAGCCGCGCTGGCCAGGTTTCAACATTTTCTTGAGCGCATGCTGGTCGGCTGGATTGGTGATTCTGTATGCAACCAGGATATCGTACACATCCGTTAGTTTGCCGTTGATTAGAACGTGGTATTTGCTAGCGGGTTCGTCATAGTGCTCACCCGTCGGCCCGATAGAATCCATACGTTTTTCTGCCTCGGCCCAGGCCTCTTCTTCATCGGGGCTGCTGAATGTACTGTTAGCCGAATCCTGTTTGCACTCTCTTTCAAAAGCATCTATTGGGCTTTCTTCTTCTGCATAGTCAAGGGGACTTTCGTGGCAGCTGTCGGTCTTGCTCATATATAACTCATCGTGGGCGGCTTGCCAGTCTTCTCTACTGCACCCTTGGCCGTAATTGAATCGCGGCCACTCAGCACCCTCCCCGCCATCCCCCTCAAATATCCAAGAACAGTGAGTGTAGTCGCCTCTCCAGTAAGGTAATTTTTCAGCT